GGCTTCGGGCACTGGCGTCATCCGCGCCACTGTGGTGCAGCAATCGACGGCGTGAGGTAGGTCATGAAGGGCTGGTGTTTCTCCAAGGGAGGCTACACGCCGGTCTACAAGGCCAGCGGCGGCGCTTGGACGCGCTCCGAGGGGAAGAACCCCGAGGGCGGCTTGAACGAGAAGGGACGCGCGTCCCTTCGCGCTCAGGGTCACGACATCAAGCGCCCCGTCTCTGCATCTGAGGCGAAGAAGAGCCCGAAGGCTGCTGGCCGTCGGGCTTCATTCTGCGCCCGGATGAAGGGCATGAAGGCGAAATTGACGTCCTCCGAGACTGCTCGCGATCCGAACAGCCGCATTAACAAGTCTCTCAGAAAGTGGGACTGCTGATGGCTAAGGGCCCGCACTACGGCGAGTTTTCCTTCCCCGAAGGCGCTGGTTTCAGCGGTTCTGCGGGCAAGCAATTCGTTCGCCCCTATGCTCGAGGCGGCGCCGCTAAGTCGAAAGTGAATGAGGCTGGCAACTACACCAAGCCAGGCATGAGGAAGGCCCTGTTTAATCAGATCAAGGCCGCCAACGTGCAGGGAACGGCTGCCGGTCAGTGGTCTGCGCGCAAAGCGCAACTGCTCGCCAAGAAGTACAAAGAGAAGGGAGGGGGCTACAAATGAAAGACCCCCAAAAGTCTCTCAAAGCCTGGGGCGAGCAGAACTGGCGCACCAAGTCTGGGAAGCCTTCGTCCGAGACGGGCGAGCGGTATCTTCCAGAAGCCGCCATCAAATCGTTGTCTCCCGCCGAGTACGCTGCGACGACGCGAGCCAAGCGGGCTGGCAAGAAGGCTGGAAAGCAATTCGTGCCGCAACCTGAGAAGATTGCGGATAAGGTTCGTTCGTATCGGCGGAAGGGGATGTGACGTGGGAAAGGGGCCTCACGGCCTTTCTTTTCTTATGTCTGGCGCAACCATCCTTCGCAGCCGCAGGGAGAAATGAAATGGCTATTCGCTACGTGAAAGACTTCGAGTTCCCGGCGGCCTCTGGTTACACCAAGAGCGCCACGAAGGTGACTGGTCAGATGTACGCCAAGGGCGGCGAGGTCAAAAAAGACGCGCCCAAGGGTAAGGGCATGATGATCGTCATCGGCGTTGGTATGCCGAAGAAGGCGCCGATGAAGAAGGCCCAAGGCTCTTACGTCGATCAAGACGAGTACATGCGCCAACTTGAGGAGCGGTCTCCGATCCAGAGCGGCACCTATGGCAAGAAGAAGGCGATGCCTGCTCCTAAGAAGAAGGAGGCTCCGCGCGACGTCGAGGCTTCTGATCTGTATGACGCCGAGCAGCTCAAGCGCATGGAGCGTGGCTACGCCAAGGGCGGCATGACCAAGGCCGACAAGAAGGTGGGCAAGGTCATGCGCGAGTTCGGGGAGGGCAAGCTCCATTCCGGCTCGAAGGAAGGCCCTGTGGTCAAGAACCCCAAGCAGGCCATCGCCATCGCCCTCAGCGAGGCTGGCAAGAGCAAGAAGGCCAAGGGCGGCATTGAATATGTCGACGATGGCAAGGACACCTCGGTGCCCGTGAAGGACATCAAGAGCGGCAAGGTGAAGCAGTCGCGCGACCGCGACTACTATCGCGAAGTCGAGCAGTCCAAGCAGCCGATGAAGAAGTCTAAGGGCGGCATGTCCAAGCATCCTGACGAGGCTATGGACAAGGCACTCATCAAGAAAATGGTGAAGCCTGAAGCTCGCAAGATGATGAAGGGCGGCGCTGCGAAGCACCCCGACGAGGCTATGGATAAGGCTCTCATCAAGAAGATGGTGAAGCCTGAAGCCCGCAAAATGATGCACGGCGGCATGATGCACAAGGCTGACGGCGGCTCGATCGCTCCGACGTCTCCTCTCCAGCGCATGGGCATGACGCCCCAGCGCCCGAGCATGGAGCGGGCTAAGGGTGTTCCTGTGGCCTCCCGCGCGCCTGTCATCGCTTCTCCGACGGTCGGCGCCGCTCCTGTCGCTGGCTCCAAAAGAATTGGCGTCGGCTCCATGCGCCCCGGCCCCAAGCCCAACGTCGGCGCCATCAAGGCGGCGATGGCAAAGGCCGCCAGCATGGCCCGCCCTGAAACCTCGCCCGCCATGATGAAGAAGGGCGGCAAGACGAAGATGAGCAACTGCTGATGACCGTCTCCGGCACCGTATCAACGACTGTATTCGAAACCCGGAAGGTGATTGATCACGCCTTCCGGCGTTGCCGTATGCAGCCTCAGCAGATCAGTTCTGAGCTGATTGATACGGCTAAGGACAACCTTTATCTGCTGCTCAGTTCTCTTGCGAACCAAGGCTTTCCGCTTTGGTGCATTGAGAAGGAAATCCTGCCGCTCTATCTGGGGCAGCAGGACATCCCTACGCCTAACGGCACGGTCGACATCCTGAACGCCAACTATCGTTGGCTTTCTCGCCAGAACGGCAATACGCAGTATTCGTCTGCCGGCGGCATCGTAAGCTATGCGTTCGACGGCAATCTCAGCACGTCCTGCGCCCAGAACGCCCCCAACGGCAATCTGTACATCAGCTATAGCGGCACGAATGGCGGCGTCGCCATCTCGACCGTTGGCGTCATGATGGCTGTCTCCGGCAACTTCAACATCGTCTTTGAGACCTCAAACGATCTCGTGACGTGGTCAACTGTGGCCGCGCCAGGCGTTACGGCCTACGTCGCAGGCCGCTGGCAGTGGTACGACATTGAGGTCTCTTTGGCTGCGACTTACTTCCGTATGCGGGAGACGGGCGGCAATACGCTGAACGTGACGGAGTTCTATGCGGCTAACAACCCGACAGAAATCCCGCTGGCGCGCCTGAACCGCGACGACTACACGAACCTGCCGAATAAGTATTTCGCGGGCCGTCCGCTCCAATACTGGTTCGACCGGCAGCGCGACATCCCGATCATGCACATCTGGCCTGTGACCGACCAGACGTCGATGTTCGGCCAGTTCATCATCTGGCGTGAGCGTTACATCATGGACGTCGGCACGCTGACGGAGACGCTCGACATCCCACAAAGGTGGTATGAGGCGATCGTTTGGCAGCTTTCTTGGCGTCTGTGCCAAGAATTGCCTGATGTTCAGCCGCAGTTTCTGACGTATATTAAGGGAACCGCGGACGAAGCTTTGGCCCTCGCGCAGGCGGAGGAGCGAGACAACTCGCCGATCTACTACGCGCCCAACATTAGCCCGTACACGAGATGAGCATCTTTCTTGATCCTCGAGGCAGGTCTACCTTCGGCATCGGCATCTGCGCCCGGTGCCAGAGGAAGATGTCGCTCGACGAGTTGATGCCTGACCCGAATTCTCCGGGCCTTCGCGTGTGCGAAATCGACCGTGATCAGTTTGATCCCTATCGCCTCCCGGCCCGGCAGCCTGAGCGCATCACGCTCAACTTCCCGAGGCCCGATGTGCCAATCAACACCAATCCGGGCGGTCTGGTTACTGAGAGCGACAACTACTTCATGATCAATGAAGAAGGCGACGGATACCTAGTCCCATGACCGACGTACCTTCCAATCTAGTCCCGACGCCTATCACAGACCTGCCGCTGGCCAACACGCCGCAGTCTACGGACACGACCGTCGTCGTTCAGGGAGGCGTCACCAAGCGCGCGACCTTTGGCCAGTTCCTGCAATATATCGGGCCTACGGGCCCGACTGGGCCCACGGGGGCTACGGGCGACACCGGCGCTTCTGGACCGACTGGCTCGACGGGCCCGACAGGCCCCACTGGCGACACTGGCCCGACGGGCCCCACTGGCCCTACAGGCTCCACGGGCGCGACAGGCTCCACGGGCGCAACTGGCCCCACTGGCCCCACAGGCCCCATAGGGCTGGGCGCTACAGGCCCCACGGGCCCCACTGGACCGACTGGCGATACTGGGCCTGCGGGCGCCACTGGTCCAACGGGAGCCACCGGCCTGACTGGCCTGCGTGGCCCTACAGGCCCGACTGGTCCCACTGGCGCTGCGTCCACTGTCCCCGGCCCTACGGGCCCGACAGGCGCTGCTGGCGGCGGCATTCAGTATCTTGGCACGGTGGCCAACGCCGCGGCTCTTCCAGGCTACCCCAGCTCGTATACGGGCGATCAGGGCGACGCCTACGTCACCGACGACAATCAGCATCTGTGGGTCTGGAACGGCTCGACGTGGGTCGATAACGGCGCCATCACGCCGATCGCAGGTCCGACAGGCCCGACGGGCCCCACGGGGCCTACTGGCCCCACTGGCTCGACCGGCGCGACTGGCCTTACTGGGCCCACGGGCCCTACTGGTCCTACAGGCCCCACGGGAACGACCGGCGCCACTGGTCCGACTGGGCCTACTGGGCCTACTGGGCCGACTGGTCCCACGGGTCCGACTGGCGACACTGGCCTCACGGGCGCTACTGGCCCAACGGGCCCGACTGGGCCTACGGGGCCCACGGGAGCTACCGGAGCCACGGGCGCCGGTGGAGCGTTGGGCTATTGGGGTTCGTTCTGGGACACGACCGATCAGGTCGCGCCTGCGGCGAATACCGCCTATTCCGTCAACCTGAACAGCGCAGACCCAGACAATAATGGCGTCAGCGTCGCCTCAAATAGCCGCGTGACGTTTGCTTATGCTGGCGTCTACAGCCTGACGTTTTCAATCCAGTTTGTGAACACTGACAGCCAGATCCACGACGTGAACGTCTGGCTTAGGAAAAATAACGCAGGCAGCTCAGGCGACATACCTGACAGCGACACGCGGTTGAGCGTTCAGCAAAAGCACGGCAGCATCGATGGCTACGGCCTGATGACCGTCAATTTCGTGCTGAAGGTTCTGGCCAACGACTACATTGAAATGATTTGGGCGACGACGAATACTGCGGTGTCGATCCAAACCGTGCCTGCTGGCACGTCGCCTGTCTCGCCTCGGATCCCTGGCGTCATCTTCACGGCGACGCAGGTCATGTATACGCAGGTCGGCCCCACAGGCCCGACTGGACCGACTGGGCCGACTGGTCCGACCGGAGATGCTGGCG